AAAAAAGAACGCCCAGCCTAAGCTGAGCGTTCTTTTTTATGCCGCCGACGGGGGTCGAACCCGGTCCAGAACTTTTCCGGCGAAAACCCAGCATGTGCATTCAACGTATTCCCGTCAAATTCTGAAATTTGCTTTTCCGGGAATGAAACCGCAAACACGGTGCGAGAAATAGAAGTGTGTTACAAAATGTGTTATCTTTCAAGGTTTTCCGGATCAAGGATTCGGCTGAGGACGTTGTCCAGGTCGGCGGCAGTCTGCACATCCTCGCCATGAATAAGATGCGCGTAGATTCCGAATGTGTCCATTTGGCGGGAGTGGCCAACCAAGGGCTTGACTTGCCCCTCTGGCAGCGTTTTTGCCAGTGATACAAACGTGTGCCGGAGATTATACGGCGGGACATAGTGCAGGCCGTTGGCCTCGCAGTAGCGCCGCCAATATTTTCTATAGGTGTCCTCACAGGAGATGCAAAACACGCTCTCCTGCCCGCCTGTCAGCTTTTTCTGTGCCTGCAGAATAGCGGCCGCACTATCGGTGAGTGCAAAGGCGCGCACAGCGTTGTCGTTCTTGCCGCGGGTTTCCTCGCCACGGGTGTTTATAGCTCGCCGGATCTTCACCCGGCCACCCTTAACGTCCTTCCAGCTCAGTCCGATCAGCTCGCCCGGACGAAGGCCAGTCACAACGCTAAACCTGTACGCATTGACATAAGGATCCTCGATCAGTTTGCCGTCCAGGATCGTAGTGTCCACCTCAAAAAGTGTACGCAGATCCTCCGGCTGCAATATTTCTTTTTCCTTGGAGCGTGCACCCTTTGGCACATGCAGTTCTTCCGGCCGCAGAGTGGACATTTTGCTCAGGCGCAGCCATTTGCAGAACATGGTCAAATCCGTGCACATGTTGGAAAGGTATTTTTTGCTCAGTCCTCCTGCAAATCCTTTGTTGATGATGGCTTGCAGCTGTTGTTCCGTCAGGTCTCCCACACGCCTCCGGCCAATGACTGGACGCACCCAGACGTTCCACCGGCTCTGGATCGGTTCCCAGTTGGAGCGGCTGGTGGTCAGTTTCAGCTCGCCGATCCACTGCGGATAGGCTGCTTCTACCAGCAGCCGAGTATTGCTGATGCCGTCATCCAGCCATGCGTCCGCCTTTGCATTGGCTTCACGCTGGCCGGTGCGGCCGGGCTTTGAGCTGGTAAAGGATCTGCGCACACCATTCTTTTGGACGTTGATCTGCCAGCGCTGCTGATTCGGCAGCCAGGCTGCCGTGTTGGTTCGTTTTCCCATAAAATGCACCTCCACAGATACACTTTGACAAGCCTGCCCGGAGGTGGTACAATACAGTTGCTTAGGCTGGATTGTTCCTCGTGAGCAAGCCATTCTTTGACGCCCTGCCGGTTGCCGCCGGTGGGGCGTTTTTTATTCAAAAATCAGGATGCCTTCCGGCCTTCGCTCTTGCCGGAAGAGATATAGTGCTCATAGTATTTCTGGTTATCTTCGCCAAAAGCGGCAACCAGATCAGGATTGTTTGCTTTGTAGGCGGCAAGGTTAAATGCACTGCTGCCCTGACGGCCTTCCTTCATGCCGCTGTTTACGAAATGCTCCAGATACTTCCACTGGTTATCTCCAAACAGGGCAGCCAGATCGGCGTTGTGCTCTTTGTAATACTGATAATCGTAAACAGGGGCGTATTTGCTGGTCAGCACATAGTAAGGCTGATTCGTCGGGTCGCTTCTGAAGTGACCCGAATACAGGGCTTTTTGATTGACAGTCTCTTTACTTCCGTCCATATAGATGATATCCGCCTTGGTCACGGCAATCTCGTCGATCGTGCTGTTGTACCAAAGGCAATCCCATTCCACTGCTGCATTGTAAATTGCATTCTGGAGTTCGTCATCTGTCAGATAAGTAGTAGAATCCAGCTGACCCCGCGTCTTGGAATGGTCGATCACAGACAGAACAGAGGACGGAGTGTAGGAATCAGCATAATAGGCATTACCGTCCTTGTCCAAAAAGATTCTATGCCCGTTGCGCTCTTCTGCGCCAAAGTAATAATCCGTTGCAAGCTGCTGCTGTGCCTGGAACGGCCCAAAATCCCCCATGGACGCGGGGGAAGTCACCGTGTTTGCGACCGTTCGGTCGAATCTTGTCGGAGCAATCGGCCCTACTACCTGTGCCGTCACCGTCGAGCGGCCGCTGATCGTGCAGGAAGTTCTATCACCGACCGCATTAAGAGGAATCAACGTGAACGTAACGTATTTAATGGTTTTGTTTGAATTATTCCGGAAGCAAACCGTGGGGCTGACGCCGTCAAAAGCATCGACCGTAAAATAGACGTCGGTGAGCTCGACCGCAGGCTTTGCCGCAAAGGCACCGCATGCGAGAATCGTCATCAGCGCCAGTGTAAAAACAACGCCTAAAAGCCTTTTTGCTGACTTTTTCATGATTCTCTCCTTTTTTCTGCTGAAAAAATCCCAGTTTTCTGCGATTTTTTCGTTTGTTTTCAGTTGTCAAAAGTTGTTGCATTCAACGCCGAATGGTTGTATAATGTTCTTGAACATAAAACCGAATCGGAGGATTGCCACATGACACGACAAGATTACATCAATGCCATTTTGAAACTGCTGGAAAAAGCCGATTTCCGCCAGCTGCGGCTTGTGTGGGTGTACGCAAGCCACCTGATCGGATGAGCCACCAGCCACCACGCGAGGGGAGCCTTTACGGGCTTTCCTCTTTTTTTTGCGTCAATTTTTCGGCCATGCGTTCCAGCAGCTCCCAGTCCGCCGGGCTCAGGCCTGCCAGCATTTCGACAAAACGCTTTTTAAAGGTGTCGCTGTCATCCTTGGTCAGGTCAGCCAGGAAGGCCGCCACCTGCTCGGACTGGGTGTCCTGTACAAACATTTCACCCTCGCCTTCGCGCAGCCATGCTTCCCGGACGCCGAACTCCCGGCAGATGTCGCTGATCGTGCGGTCGCTGGGGGCTTTTGCACCAGAGCAAAGCTCAGACGCATACGGCCTGGAAATATGCAGACGTTCCGCGAACTCAACTTTTTTCAAGCCAAGTTCTTCAAGGATTTTTTTGATGCGTTCGTTCATTGGTTTTCACCTCCTCTCTACTTGGCATTGTAACACCTGTCAACAACGATGTCAAGAAAAAAGTTAGCTGAGCATTTGCTTTTTGCTTGACATGATAGCAAAACCGTGCTATATTGTGAGCAGAGCTACCAATCACAGTAGCCAAGCGACCGTCATGCCGCACTTAAACGAAGGGAGGTGGAGAGGATGAATCGCTATCCCCGCACACCGGAAGAACGGGAACAACTCCGCCGTGGAGTTGAAAAACTCGACCGAAAGATGGAAGCGGAAGAGGAAGCCTACTGGGAACGCATCCGCCAGAGCGAAAAGCGAACAGACTCGCTACTGCGGCAGTCGATGGCGTTCAGCATTGCTTCTTTGCTGGCCGTCATTTTAGCCACGCTGCTATTATGGCGATGATAGCAACGGCTAGGCTGAGTTTTGATATCCGAAGGCTTTCATCTGCCCGCGTTTCCGCATTGACAGCACGCTTTTCCATTTCCGCAAAGTGCTGTTGCTCTGCAAGCGCCTGACGTCCACCGGCATTGATCTGGTAGGTATATTCCGGTTCTTCGTACTCATACCGGAACGCATCCTTATCTTCATATCGAAAGACCATATTCTTATCCGTCAGCCATTGCATGGTTTCAAAATTGACGGTCATACCGTACTTTCCCATCTGATAAATGGAAAGAGCTTCATCCTGATGCTCGTTCAGGAATTCCAGAACCTTCAGCGTTTTTACGTCCAGCATTTGCAACGCTCCTTTCTCTGCAAGTATACCGCAGACGGGAGCACGCCACAACCCACCCGATGATGGCCGCATGGCAGCGGCCGAAACCATTCCTGTGACGCCGCCGGGATGGTCGTGGGAGCCACCCACAGAAAGGAGTGCTTAGTATGGCACGCAAGAGCAATTCCCTGAACCCCGCCATGTATGGTCTGACGCAGCAGGACGTGGAGCGTGTGATCCGCATCCACACCATGTGCAAGGACATGGACGAGGACGCATTCGAGCAGATGGAGACCGCTGCGGCGTCCATCAATCTGGTGGCCAGCCTGAAGAAGCTGGACAGCCGCCCCGTGGCATGAAAGGAGAAACCACATGACAGACATCACCATAATCAACAAGGAGGTGAAGAAGATGAAGGACAACAAAAAGCCCGGCTGGAAAGAACGGCTTTCCAACTGGACAACGGCAGAGTTGATGAGACTTGCACTTTTCTTCCAGTGCATCGCACTGGTTTTTCAAATTGCCGCACTCATCCTAACAATTGTAAGATTAGCGTTATGAGCGCAGCCAAAAAGGACACACCGCCAAAAATCGCGGCCGCAAGGGAAACCTTATAGCTTTTGAGAGCGAGCTCTCTATTCTTCTTGTTTTCCTCGGCTTGCTCTTTTTGGTCAGCTTCCATCATCTCTAACATTTTGCGAATATCTTCCGCGGAACCAAGTTGGGCGTTTGCCAATTTTTCCTTGCGAGCAATCGAATTTTGTATCATTCGATTTTCTTGCTCTTGTTGTTCCGCAAACTGCCTCATGACATCATGAACCTGCCAGGCACTGTTAAGATTATCGTAAAGACCCATACAACACGCCTCCCTTCCTCTTAAGTATACCGCAGAAGGGAGCCACCCACAAGGAGGTACACACTATGAACCGACTGACGAACCCCCGGTGCAGCGGCATCAAAGAGGGCTACTGGAGCCCGGCCAAGAAAGAAGAGCTTGTGCAGCGGCTGGCAGCTTATGAAAACACCGGCTGTACGCCGGAAGATATCCGAGAGTTGAAAGAATTCAAGAGCCGGCACGATGACCGGTTCCAGACTTTCAGCCCGGACTAAAAAGAGGAGACACACAGCCATGGAACGTTACATGATTTTGCTCAAACCCGGCGGGGAGGAGCTGATCGGCTTTTCCCTGCCGGTGTGCCAGACCCTGGCCGAGTTCTGGGCGCTGGAACTGGAAGCGTGAACGGCCACAACAAGCGCTGGGCAGAACAGCGCTGGGACAAACGCCAGCCGGAGCGGCTGGCACACATCCGCAAAAAGAAGGAGGACAAAAGCCATGAGAAGGCCAAGAAGCCCTTACCTGAAGCTGGCCCGCCTCATCGAGGACGAAGGGTTTGAGCACCGGGAGTTCGCCAAGCTGGTCGGCATGGGTGAAAGTACCCTGTCCACCCGCCTGAACCCGAAGCCGGAGCAAAAGAACAATGAGTGGCGCCATTACGAGATCACCGCCATTTGCAGGGAGCTTCACATCCCGCAGGAGCAGATCGGGGAGTATTTCTTCCCGACAGTCGAGAAAGGAGCATAAACATGAAGGCAAAACTTTACATCGACAGTGAGGACTCGACCATCAAGGTCGAGGGTGGTCCCAGCGACGTGCTGCATCTTCTGGTGTGCGCAATCGCCCAGATTCTGAAGAGCTATTTCCCGGACGATTTTGAGCGGCAGATGGGCTGGGCGTCTGGACTGCTCTACAACACGATCCGCGCGCTGAAAGAGGAGGACGACGATGAAGATTAAATCTACCGTTTTGCAGGTGCTGGCAGCCGCCAGTCTGGGCGCAGGCCTGCTGTATGCTATGGGCATCGAGGGCGGGGCCCAGCTGGGCGGCACGATCACCGACGGCGAGTTCACCACCGCCATGGTACTCATTCTGGCTGCCCTTGCCCTGATGCGCATCAGCTTTGCCGTGCAGGACGCCGATGAGCGGGCCCACCGGAAAGTCCACAAGGAGCCCCAGAACACCGTGAAGAGCCGGAAGAAGGTGGGCTGATGCTGAAAAAGAAGCTCATCAACCTGCTGTACACTCTGGCGCTCTACGCAAAGGACAAGCTGCTGGACGCCGAAATTTGGGCGCTTAAGTGCACTGTCCGGACGCTTGAGGCACAGGGCAGAATCCTCGACCGTGTCCTTAAGCTCACAAAGGAGGCCGACGCATGACCGCCAAGGAGTACGTCGAGAGCCTGCAGCAGAAGTACGGGCAGCTCTGCCAGCAAGACAGCAATGCTATGACAACGACCCGCTGGGCGTCTGAGCTTTACAAGCTCGAAGCACGAATTGAGGTCTATGTTCTTGTGCTTGAGGACTTGGAAGGTGTGCTGCGGCTCATGGAGGACATCCCCCATGGCTGACTTTGTCAACAATGCCTTTTGGTATACGGTCTGGGACGCCAAGAGCGGTGACCTGATTGCCAGCGGCACGGCTGCCATGTGCGCCCGGCGGCTGGGCTACGCCAGCGCAAATTCTTTTGCCGCTTCCGTCTGCCACTGGCTCAAGGACGGCAGGCAGCACGTTAAGTACATTTGCCAGCGGGAGCTCATCCCGCGCAGCGAGGTGGACAGCCTGCCACGCAAAACAAAAAGGCCCGCCCGTGTTCGCAGCACGGACGAGCCCAAGGGTGATGGATTCTCTACTCCCCATCACCCCGAAGAATAACACACTTTGGAGGTTTTTACAAGCATGAAAGGTATTCTGATCGAACCGGGCCGCGCCCCGGAACCGGCAAATCTGCCGGACACCCTCTCCGCTATGGAGGCCCGGCTTGGCGGCACGGTGGAGCATTACATCTTCCCGCGCACCCCGGCGGTGCTGTTCTTCCGCACGGCGGGCCAGCCGGTCAACCGTGTGGTGCGCGGCCAGCCCCTGTGCGGCACCATCTTCTGCTATGGCTGGCGTGGCGGCGACATCAAGCCGCTGTCCGGTGCCCTGCTCGCCGAGCTGCTGGACCGTCTGAAGGACACGGAGGTACGGGTATGAACGAGTACATCATCAGCCAGAACTGCAACGGTGTCCACTATGCCTATTCCCGTGGGCGGTTCTGGCGCTGGGACGAATCTGCACACGTCTGGAAAGAGAGCCACCTGCTGGCCCAGAAGTTTGGCAAAGCCAAGACCGTTGAAAAGCGGCTGACCCCGGAAGCGTTTCTGACCAGCAACGAGTTCATCCCGATGGACGACTACGAGCTTCCGGATCAGATGCTCACCGCCCTCCGGGATGCCAAGCCCTGCAGGAATGCGCCGGTTGAGCCGGTAGAAGAATGCACAGCGCCGGTTCCTGCCCATACGGCAGATGTTGCCGAACCGTGCGGCAACGTTCCAGCTTCTCCCTCTTTTGATTTTTCCGCACTGGGCGACCTGTCCGGACAGGCTGCAGAGGCTGACCATCAGTTTGATCTGCACTACGGCACCGCACAGGATGAATACCTCATCTCCTGCATCTATCTGGCCCGGGTGCACGCCCTGACGGCCAAGGCTGGCCGCTACGGCGGCGGTACATGGACAAAGTGGTACGAGAGCAAGGGGCTGAGCGAGGGCAGTGCCAGAACGATGGTCAAAAACGGTGACGCTTTTAATTCCGCAACTGTTGCGGAATTAAAACAGCTGCCCAACCTGACCCGGAAGGACCTGAACCTCATTGCCCGGTCCGGCTGCGCCGACCAGGTGGTGGCCGCCGCCGGGGACAGCCAGCGTGTCCAGGACCTTCTGGCCCAGATCAAGAGCAAAGACTCCCAACTGGAAGCCGCTCACGCCGACATCTCCGGCCTGAAGGACCGTGCCACCGCCGCCGAAGCCCGGGAGGAAGAAGCCTGGAACATGGTGAGCAAGGCACAGGACGAAGCAAAGGCGGCACAAGAAAATCTTGACTACGAGGTCAGCCAGAACGACGCCCTGCACGAAGAAAAGGGGCAGCTGCTACGGGAGTGTGAGGCGGCAAAGCAGGCCCGTGCAGAGGCCGAGGCCCGGGCCCAGGAGGCCGAAAAGCAGCTGGAGGGCTCCCGGCAGGTGGCCGAGGCGGCCAAGCTCCGGGGCGACAAGCTCAAGGCCGAGAACGATGCGCTGAAAAGCCAGCCCATCACTGCGGTGGTGGACAAGGAAGAGGTGGAGCGTCAGGCTAGGGAAATGGCCGCCGAGATGACCGCCGACCTGCGGGCACAGCTGGAACAGACCGCTTCCGGCAGCGAACAGGATGCCCACAGCTCCTATGACAACGTACTTTTGGCCGACCGTTCTTTCCAGAACATCGGCAAAATGGTGATTCCGTCCCTCCGCAAGCTGCCGCAGGAGCAGCGGGAAGCCGTCGCCAATCAGCTCATCCGTACACTGGGACAAATTCAAGGGGAGGTATCACAATGTCTGTAAAGATCACGGCGCTGGAAGCCGAAAATGTCAAGCGCATCAAGGCCGTTGCGCTCACTCCTGCCCCCACCGGGCTCACCCTCGTGGGCGGCAACAACAATCAGGGCAAGACCAGCGTGCTGGACGCCCTGGCGTGGGCCCTGGGCGGGGAGCGCTTCCGCCCCACTGCCGCACAGCGGGACGGTGCGGTCGCCCCGGCCCACCTCAAGGTCACACTGTCCAACGGCGTGGTGGTGGAGCGCAAGGGCAAAAATGCCAGCCTGACCGTCACCGACCCCACGGGCCGCCGCAGCGGCCAGCAGCTGCTCAACGCCTTTATCGAGCCGCTGGCCCTTGACCTGCCCCGCTTTATGGAGGCATCCGACAAGGAGAAAGCGGATATCCTGCTGCGCATCATCGGCGTGGGCACGGAACTGCACATCAAGGACATGGAGATCAAGTCCCTGTACGACAAGCGAACCTTCACCGGCCAGCTGGCCCAACAGAAAAAGCACTTTGCCGAGGAACTGGTCTCCTACCCGGAAGCCCCGGACGAGCCGGTGAGCGCCTCCGAGCTCATCCGCCAGCAGCAGGACATTCTGGCCCGGAATGGCGAGAACCAGCGCAAGCGGACGCAGCTGGCCCAGCTCTCGGATTTGCTTGAACGGCAGAAAAAGGTCGTTGCAGACCTTGAGTTTCAGCTGACTGGCGAAAAGCAGCGGCTGGTGACCATGCAGGCCGATGTAAAAATCGCCCAGACTGCTGCTGAAGATCTTCAGGACGAATCCACCGCCGAACTGGAAGCCTCCATCCGGAGCATCGAGGAGACCAACCAGAAGGTGCGTGCCAACCTCGAAAAGGCCCGCGCCAAGGACGAGGCTGCCCAGTATGCCAGCGACTACGACAAGCTGACCGGCCAGATCGAGGACAAGCGTGCCGAGCGCATGGCCCTGCTGAACGGGGCCGACCTGCCCCTGCCGGGCCTCAGCGTGGAGGACGGTGTCCTTACTTACAACGGCAAGCGCTGGCGGGACATGTCCGGCAGCGACCAGCTGCGGGTGGCCACGGCCATCGTGCGGCGGCTGAACCCGGACTGCGGCTTTGTTCTGCTGGACAAGCTGGAGCAGATGGACATGACCACCCTGCAGGAGTTTTCCGCCTGGCTGGAAGCCGAGGGCCTGCAGGCCATCGCCACCCGGGTTTCCACCGGCAGCGAGTGCCAGATCATCATTGAGGACGGCATGGTAAAGGATGCCGAGCCGCCTGTCACCGAAAAGCCCCAGCCCAGGAGCTGGACGAAAGGAGCGTTTTAAATGAGCAAGTATTCCGTGACCACCGGCGTGCAGACCGCGCCGGTCAAAACCGTGCTGTACGGCCCGGAGGGCATTGGCAAATCCACCTTTGCCTCCCATTTTCCGGATCCGGTGTTCATCGACACCGAGGGCGGCACCAAGCGGCTGAATGTGGCCCGCCTGCCCCAGCCCACCAGCTGGGCGATGCTGCTGGACGAGGTGGCCGAGGTGCGCAAGGGCAGTGTGCCCTGCGGCACGCTGGTCATCGACACCGCCGACTGGGCAGAGCGCCTGTGCATTCAGGCCGTGTGCGCCCGCGCCAAGGTGAACGGCATCGAGGATTTTGGCTACGGCAAGGGCTACACCTACGTCAAGGAGGAGTTTGCCAAGCTGCTGGACGCGCTGGAAGAGGTGCTCAACGCCGGGCACAATGTGGTGGTGCTGGCCCATGCCGCCATCACCAAATTCGAGCAGCCGGACGCCGTGGGCAACTACGACCGCTGGAGCATGAAGACCTCCAAACAGGTGGCCCCGCTGCTGCGGGAGTGGTGCGACATGCTGTTGTTCGCCAACTACAAGACCGTGGTGGAAAAGGCGGGCAGCAGTCCCAACGCCAAAAACAAGGCCAGCGGCGGCCGCCGGGTCATGTACACCACCCATCACCCCTGCTGGGATGCCAAGAACCGCTTTGGCCTGCCGGACGAAATGCCCTTTGATTATGCCGGCATTGCCGCCTGCATCTCCGGCACCACACCTGCGCCCGCACCGCAGCCGGAACCGCAGCCGCGCCCCCAGCCGAAGCCCCAGAGTGCGCCGGAAGAGGACATCCTGCCCACCCCGCAGGCACAGCCGGAACCGCCCCGTGAAGAGGTTCCTAAGGCCCTGCTCACGCCGGATCTGGTCGCCCTGGGCGTGCCGGAAAAGCTGGCCCCGCTCATGAGCGCCAACAACGTCACCCCGGAGGAGCTGCAGGCTGTGGTGGGCAAGCGGGGCTATTTCCCCGAGGATATGCCCATCCGGGACTATCCGGCCGATTTCGTAGAGGGCTGTCTGGTGGCCGCATGGCCCCAGGTTCTCCAGATGGTGCTGGACAGCCGTGACCTGCCGTTTTGATTTTGAAAGGAGTATTTACTTATGAACGACATGAATACCACCGACCGCGCCCTGAGCTGGGACGACGAATTTACCAACGAACAGCAGGAGTTCGTGCTCCTGCCCGAGGGCGATTATGCCTTTGAGGTCACCGGCATGGAACGTGCCCGCTACGAGGGCGGTGCCAAGCTGCCGCCTTGCTCCATGGCAAAGCTGACCATCAAGGTGTTCGGCGGGGCCAAGGGCGACGCCACCGTCACCCACCGCCTGTACCTGCACACCAAGACGCAGGGCCTGCTGGGCGCGTTCTTTGAGAGCATCGGCCAGTGCAAGCGCGGCGAGACCTTCCGCCCCCGCTGGAACGAGGTGGTGGGCAGCAAGGGCCTGTGCCGCCTCGGCATCCGGGAGTACACCAAGCAGAGCGGCCCCCACGCAGGCGAGACCGGCCAGAGCAACGAGGTGACCCGCTTCCTGCCGCCGCCGGAGCCGAAGGCGGCCCCTGCGCAGGGCTGGACACAGGGGGCGTTTTAAATGGCACAGACGCAAGCCCTGCGCCCCTACCAGCAGGCCGCACGGGATGCCATCCACACCGAGTGGGAGAACGGCCATGCCCGCACCCTGCTGGTGTTGCCCACCGGCACCGGCAAAACCATTGTGTTTGCGTCGGTGGCTGCCGATCAGGTGCGTGCCGGCGACCGGGTGCTCATTCTGGCGCACCGGGGCGAGCTGCTGGAACAGGCTGCCGACAAGCTGCAGCGTTCCACCGGCCTTGTCAGCGCCGTGGAAAAGGCCGAATCCACCTGCCTGGACAGCTGGTTCCGGGTGGTGGTGGGCAGCGTGCAGACCCTGCAGCGCACCGCCCGGCTGGAACGCTTCCCGCAGGATTATTTCGGCACCATCATCATCGACGAGGCCCACCACGCCATCACCGACGGTTACCGCCGCATCCTGGACTACTTCAGCGGGGCCAAGGTGCTTGGCGTCACCGCCACGCCGGACCGCGGCGACATGCGCAATCTGGGCGAGGTGTTCGACAGCCTGGCCTTTGAGTACAAGCTGACCGACGCCATCAAGGAGGGCTATCTGTGCAAGATCATGGCCCAGACCATCCCGCTGCAGCTGGATATTACATCCGTGACCATGAGCGGCGGCGACTACGCCGTGGGCGACCTGGGCACAGCCCTTGATCCGTATTTGGAGCAGATCGCCGCCGAAATGGCTCGGCGCTGCAAGAGCCGCAAAACGGTGGTGTTCCTGCCGCTGATCAAGACCAGCCAGAAGTTCCGGGACCTGCTGAACACCTACGGCTTCCGGGCTGCCGAGGTCAACGGCCAGAGCGACGACCGCAGGCAGGTGCTGGCCGACTTCGACGCCGGCAAATACAATGTGCTGTGCAACTCCATGCTGCTCACCGAGGGCTGGGACTGCCCCTCCGTGGACTGCGTGGTGGTGCTGCGGCCCACCAAGGTGCGCAGCCTGTACAGCCAGATGGTGGGGCGCGGCACCCGCCTTTCCCCGGGCAAGACCGACCTGCTGTTGCTGGATTTCCTGTGGATGACCGACAAGCACGAGCTGTGCCGCCCGGCAGACCTGGTCTGTGAGGACCGCACTGTGGCCCGCCAGATGACCGAGCATCTGGCCGAGACCGGCTGCCCGGAGGACATCGAGGAGGCCGCCGCCCAGGCCAGCGAGGACGTGGTGGCCCAGCGGGAAGAAGCCCTTGCCAAGCAGCTGGAAGAGCAGCGCCGTAAAAAGGCAAAACTGGTGGACCCGCTGCAGTACGAAATGAGCATTCAGGCCGAAGATCTGGCCGGGTATGTGCCCGCCTTTGGCTGGGAGGCCGGTCCGCCCAGCGAGCAACAGACCGCCGCGCTGGAAAAGCTGGGCATCCTGCCGGACGCAGTGGAATCCGCCGGCAAGGCCGCCCTGCTGCTGGACCGCCTGAACAAGCGCCGGGACGAGGGCCTGACCACGCCCAAACAGATCCGCTGTCTGGAAAAGTACGGGTTCCAGCATGTGGGCACCTGGAGCTTTGAGGCCGCCCGCCACATGATCGATCGCATAGCGGCTCAGGGCTGGCGCGGCGTGCCCAAGGGCGTGAACCCCCGCACCTATACCCCCGCTGCGGAGCCGCCTGCTGCAGACAGTCCTTTTGATTTTGGATGGTAACGTGAATGGACAATGCGAATGAACTCAAAGAAGCGCTGGATTTTCTCAGCCCGTCCGCCCTGACCTACGACGAATGGATCCTGGTGGGCATGGGCCTGAAGGAAGCCGGCCTGCCCGTGGAAGCATGGGAACAGTGGAGCGCCCGGGACGGGGGCCGCTACCACAAAGGCGAGTGCGCCAAGAAGTGGGCCAGTTTCCACGGCGGCGGGGGCAGCCCCGTCACGGCCAGCAGTATCTTTCAGCTGGCCTATTCCAGCGGATGGAGAGGCCCTGCCGGCCATGCACTGGACTGGAACGACGACATCTCCGCCGGGACGAACCACACAGACGGCCAGCTGGTAGACCCCCGTTGGGTGGAAGCCCACGATCTCGCCCTGCCGGAACAGTGGGACCCTGTGGACCAGCTCAGGCGCTACCTGCAGGCCCTGTTTGAAGAGGACGAGTATGTGGCCTATGTCACCGAGAGTTTCATGGCCGACGACAAACGCCGCCCGGCCAAGGGCAGCTGGACCCGCACCGCCGGGCAGCTCCTTGCCGAACTGGGCACCTGCGGCGGGGATCTCGGCAAGGTGCTGGGCGACTGGGACCCGGAGGTGGGTGCCTGGATCTGCTTCAACCCCGTGGACGGCACAGGCCGCAAGGACGCCAACGTCACCGCCTACCGCTACGCCCTTGTGGAGTGCGATAACATGGAGCTGGGCAAGCAGCAGGCCATCATCAAGCAGCTGGAGCTGCCCTGCGCCGCGCTGGTGTACTCCGGCGGCAAGAGCGTCCACGCCATCGTCAAGGTGGACGCCCCGGACTATGCCGAGTACCGCAAGCGGGTGGATTACCTCTACGCTGCCTGCCAGAAAAACGGCCTGACCCTCGACCAGCAGAACCGCAACCCCAGCCGCCTGAGCCGGATGCCCGGCATTCTGCGCGGCGACAAGCGGCAGGTGCTTCTGGAGACCAATTTCGGCAAGAGCTGCTGGGACGAGTGGGTGGACTGGCTGGAAGCCGAGACCGACGACCTACCGGACACCGAGAACCTCGCCGCCGACTGGGAGCACCTGCCCCCGCTGGCAGACCCGCTCATCTTCGGGGTGCTGCGCAAAGGGCACAAGATGCTTCTGGCGGGCCCCAGCAAGGCCGGCAAGAGCTTTGCCCTCATCGAGCTGTGCATCGCCATTGCCGAGGGCAAGCCGTGGCTGGGCCAGTTCTCCTGCGCCCAGGGCAAGGTGCTGTACATCAATCTGGAGCTGGATCGGGCCTCCTGCCTGCACCGCTTCAAGGATGTGTACACCGCCATGGGCCTGCCGCCGGAGCACCTGAAAAACATTGACATCTGGAACCTGCGCGGTGCGTCCGTGCCCATGGATAAGCTGGCCCCCAAGCTCATCCGCCGGGCCCAGAAAAAGGGCTACATGGCCGTGGTGCTGGACCCCATTTATAAGGTAATCACCGGCGACGAGAACAGCGCCGACCAGATGGCCAAGTTCTGCAACCAGTTTGACCTTGTGTGCCGCGCACTGGACTGCGCCGTGATCTACTGCCATCACCACAGCAAAGGTGCCCAGGGCGGCAAGCGCAGCATGGACCGTGCGTCCGGTTCCGGCGTGTTCGCCCGTGACCCGGACGCCATGCTGGACATGACCGAGCTGACGCCCACCGACGCCATCCGGGAACAGCTGCACAACAAGGCCGCCTGCCGGGTCATCAAGGCCATGCTGGACAAGCGCGGCCATGCGGACGCCTACGGCCCGGACGATGCCCTCAGCAAGAGCCGGATGCTGGCCGTGGCCAAGGAGTGCCTGGGCCTGGCCGACCTGCGGGCCATTGACGCCGAAGTCGCCGCCGCCCAGAAGCAGGCCGACGGCATGACTGCCTGGCGCATCGAGGGCACGCTCCGCGAGTTCGCCCGCTTTGACCCGGTGAACCTCTGGTTTGACTACCCGGTGCACAAGCCGGACAGCGGTCTGCTGGAGGATCTGCAGCCGGACAGCGACTTCCGCACCCTGGGCAACCGCGGTGCCGCCAAGCGCTGGGGCGACAAAGGCAAGGTGACCAAGGACAAAAAAGCTGAGCTGGACACCGCCTTTGAAGCCTGCACCATGGACGGCGAGGTGACCGTCTATGCTCTGGCCGAATACATGGACCTAAAGCCCCGCACCGTCAAGACCCGCCTGAAGGATGACGGGCGGTTCTGGATCGACGGTGAGAAAGTTGGACGCAAGGAACCCGGCAGCAGCGGTTAAACGATTTGTAATTTTTGCAATTACAGTTTGTTGTAAAAATGCAGTTATAGCCGCTATTTTGCACGACACGAAAAACTGCAATTTTGCAGTTATAGCCGCTATGACTGCAGATTTTGCAGTGCAAAATAGCCTATATATAATAGCTAAAACTGCAACTGCAATTGTGATGGGGTTTCCCGAAGGATGGGGCGACCACAGCCCCCATCCATTCGGAGACCCTCCCCATCACGTTGGCGAACTGAAAAAAAGAAAAACGAGGTGAACCCCATGTACATGCAATTCTTCATCCCCATGCAGCCGCCCACCACCACCCACAACGCAAAGCAGCTGCACGCTTACATGAAGGGCGGCAAGCCCTGCGCCGTGCTGCACGACAGCCCGGAACTCAAAGCCACCCGTGCCAAGCTCCATGCCCATCTGGCACCCCACGCCCCGGCAAAGCCCATCCCTGCCGGCAGACCGGTGCGCCTGCTGGTCAAGTGGTGCTTCCCCACCGAGGGCAAGCGCCGCAGCGGCGAGTGGCGCACCAGCAAACCCGACACCGACAACCTGGAAAAGGCCCTCAAGGATGAGATGACCCGACTGCACTTCTGGGCCGATGACGCGCAGGTGTGCAGCGAGATCGTGGAGAAGTTCTGGTCGGACCCCTGCGGGGTGTTCGTCCGGGTGGAGGAGCTGGCATGACCTACGAAGAGAAAAGACGCTGGCTCAGTCGGTACGGGGACGCTATGGTAAAGGCCAAGCACCTGCGAGATGATTTAGATGAAGCAGAACGTGACACCGGTTGTACCACGCAGCAACTGACCGGAATGCCGGGCGGCAGCGGTGATGGGCAGAGTCTGGCACGAACTGTAGAACGTATTGAACGAGCCGAGAAAGCCTTGAATGCACAGATCATGCTGTGTGATGATCTCCACGCCGAACTTATGGCCCGACTGGAGGATGTGGACGACCCGAAGGATTACGAGGTCCTGCGGCTGAAGTATCTCCGCTTTCAGGACTGGGAGCAGATTGCACAGAAGATGAGCATCTGTGTACGGCAGGTTTACCGTCATCACCGTAAAGGTGTGGATGCTTTGGAACTGTGACAGATGTCAGTAAAACGTCAGTACGACGTCAGTGACATGTCTTTGATTTCATGATAAAATAGTATCATCGCAAGAGCCCGCAGGAAAGGTTTACTCCCTTCAATCCTGCGGGCTTTGTGCTGCCCGGCTGCGACAGGGGAACACACATTTACTCACCCAACAGCCTGAATGTACCAGCCGGGCCTTTTTTGATATTTTCCGCCGTCCGCAGGGGCGGCTTTTTTCATACCCCCGGGGCCTGCAAAGACCCCCGGGGTCATTTTGTACCCCGGCCTTTCAAAACACCCCCTGCCTGCAAAAGGCCTCCTCCCCCTTGAGGAGACCGGCAGGCAGCACACCCCAAGGAGCTGCCCATGGCAAAGACTGTTGCACGCCCGGATCGGGACGGCACCCACCGGCTGGCGTTTGAACGCAACAAGAAAAAGATCTACGCCACCCAGACCGTGTGCGGCATCTGCGGCAAGCCTGTGGATTTCAGCTACAAGTTTCCGCATCCGCTTTCGCCGTGCATCGACCACATCATTCCGGTGGCCAAGGGCGGCCACCCCAGCGATCTCGCCAACCTGCAGCTGGCGCATTTCTGGTGCAACCGGCAGAAGAGCGACAAGCTGTTCACGCCTGTGGAGCAGCAGACGGAGCCGGATGCAGATGCCTCCATGGCCCTGCCGCTGAGCACCGACTGGACAGCGTACCGCAGCCGCTGAGACGGCCCGCAGCGCCGCCGGGACACGCACGCAGGGACGGGGGGGCATCCCCCTCCCAGGGGGCCCTCTGACCTTCCCAGACCGTACTGTGAATATTTTCTCGTGAAAGGAGAATCCACCGCCCATGACCGACCTGAAAGGCATGGCCTATCTGCGCCGCCGCCTGAACCAGAAGCGCAGCCGAGTGCTGACCCGCTACAAGTATTACGAGATGAAGAACGCCGTAAAGGACTTTGGCAAGGTCACCCCGGATGAGTTCCGCTTTTTCAGCGAGACGCTGGGCTGGTGCGGGAAAGCTGTGGACGCTCTGGCCGACCGGCTGGTCTGGCGGGAGTTCCGGGATGATAACTTTGACCTGAACTCCATCTACCAGATGAACAACGCAGACACCCTGTTTGACAGTGCCGTGCTGTCGGCCCTCATTTCCAGCTGCTGCTTTCTGTACATCAGCCCGGACGGCAGCGGCTACCCCCGGCTGCAGGTCATCGACGGCGGCAACGCCACCGGCATCCTGGACGAGGTGACCGGCCTGCTCACGGAAGGATATGCCGTGCTGTCCCGTGACCCGGAGACGGACAAGCCCCTGCTGGAGGCCTACTTCACGGCGGACAGCACCTGGTATTACCCCGACGGCCAAAAGCCGTATCAGGTGCCAAACCTCGCACCGGCCCCGCTGCTGGTGCCCGTCGTATACCGCCCGGATGCCAAGCGGCCCTTTGGCCACAGCCGCATCTCCCGTGCCTGCATGGGCCTGCAGCAGGGTGCCCTGCGCACCCTCAAGCGCAGCGAGATCAGCGCCGAGTTCTATTCCTTCCCGCAGAAATATGTGCTGGGCACCTCCAACGACGCCGAGCGGATGGACAAGTGGAAGGCCACCATCTCCAGTTTTCTGGAATTCACCAAGGACGAGGACGGCGACAAGCCGGTGGTGGGCCAGTTCACCCAGCAGAGCATGAGCCCCTACACCGAGCAGCTGCGCACATTTGCCGCCCTGTTTGCAGGCGAGACCGGCCTGACGCTGGATGATCTGGGCTTCGTCACCGACAACCCCTCCAGCGCCGAGGCCATCAAGTCCAGCCACGAGAGCCTGCGCCTGGCGGCCCGCAAGGCACAGCGCACCTTTGGCAGCGGCTTCCTGAACGCCGGGTATCTGGCCGCCTGCATGCGGGACGGCATCGCCTACCAGCGTCAGCAGCTCTACCTCACCCGCCCGGTGTGGGAGCCGGTGTTCGAGCCGGACGCCGCCACCCTGTCCGGCATCGGGGACGCCGTGGGCAAGATCAACACGGCCATCCCCGGTTATTTCGGTGCGGAGAACCTGCGGGACCTGACCGGCATCCGCTCCGAGAGCTGAGGAGGCACCCATGGCCGACAAGGACATTGCCCCGGAGCTGCTGGAGCGCATCCGGGCCGACTTCCGGGCGCTGCTGGGCGACGCAAAGCCCGCCGCCGACACCTACGCTGCCGCTGCGGATTACGCCGAGCTTGTGGGCAGCGCCCTGGCCGAGGCCTTCCGCCGCAACCTGACCGCCGACGCCCTGCCGGACGGCAGGCTGTACTGGAACATTGCCGACCGGGTGGTGCGCCCCCTGCTGGAAGAGGAGCACCTGCTGGTGGCGGACGCTTCCGCAGCGGTGCAGCAAGCACTGAACCGGCAGGCGAACCTTGGCATTGCCCCGCAGCGGGCCGTGCTGAACACCGACGCCGTGAACGGCCTGCTGAACAAAGTGTCCATGGCAGAGCAGTTCAAAGATGTGGCGTGGGCACTGGACGAGCCGGTGCGCACCTTCTCCCGCATGGTGGTGGATGACACCCTGAAACGCAACGTGGATTTTCAGGGCAAGGCCGGGCTGCGGCCCCGGGTCATCCGCACCGCTGAGAGCCACTGCTGCAAATGGTGCAGCGCTCTGGCCGGTACTTACGATTACCCCCATGTGCCGAAAGATGTTTACCGCCGCCACGAGCGCTGCCGCTGCCGGGTGGAATATGACCCCGGCTCCGGTCGCCGGCAGAACGTGTGGAACAAGACGTGGACAGACCCGGAAGAACGTGATAAAATTAAAGCCAGAAAGCAGGTTCCTTCTGCTTTGCCTACGGGTGTACGCCCTCGATCCAGCGGTGAAGTTGGTTTTACAGACGGCGACACCACCATCAACAGCGTTGAGCCGCTTGACTTTTCCAATAAGGCTTCTATAAACCGGCAGCTTATTACGTTTTTGGAACAGCACAGCAACTCTCCTGTGGAACATGCCATTGTGTTTTCTCCGGATGGTCATGTTTACCGGCTTACCGGAACACATGCTACTGTAAACACTGCACTTATTGGAGAAGATTCTCTAATGGGTAGTATCGGTGCGCATAATCATCCGGTCTGGGAGGGCTTTCTTTCCGGTGATTCTTTCAGTATGGACGATGTTTGTTTTTCTGTCGAACATAAAACTGGCACAGAGTTTCTTACGACCGGAAACCGCCGTTACTCATTTGAGTACACTGGAGATCTGAACCGCGAAGAAATAGCCGCCGCGTATAAAGCGGCCCGTCTGGAAGTTCAGAATCGTATTTTTGATGCAGGAGAAAGCATTGAGTTTATCCAACTTGAAACGATGCGGATCCTGGCTGGCAAGTTGAAAGGGTTTGATTTTCATGAGCTCGTTTGATGAAGAGTGGAAAGAACTGCGTGCCTGGTATTCAGAACAGCAGGCTGTGTGTGAACAGGAAGCTGTAGCTGAGCAGGAAAAACACGGCCTACGACGTGACAGTTTGGCAAATGACCGGATGCAGATTGTTCATCAGGAATTTTTGAAGAAAAGACGCGAGCTTTACGCAAAGTATGGAAAGTCAGAGGCTTCTGCAGCACCTGCCCCTGCCAAAGAAGCGCCAAAAAACTACCAGGCAGATCTTTATAAAATCCTCTGTCAAAAATAAATTCATGCTGTTGAACCACGATGCACACGCACCGTGGTTTTCTTTTACCCAAAATCAGAAAGGAGAACCCTATGAAAAAGATTCTTCTCGCCCTTGCACTGGTCGCATCCATCCTGCTGTGCGGCTGTTCGGAAGCAGATAAGGCCAACGCCAACATTTCCAAGCAGGCAGATTACTTTGAAAGCGAGCGTAAGATCACCGTCTACAATGCCCGCACTGATAAGGTCATTCTGGAAGCCGAGGGCTACATGTCCATTTCCAACAACTCGAACAATGAGCTGGTCTGCACAGTGAAAATTGGCCCCGATACCTATCGCAAGAACTACATCTATCTGAACGACTACACCATGTATGTGGTGGAGGACATCACCGGCACTCATACCGATCCGTATCACTACAAGCTCTATTTCCATACTGACATCCTGCCCAGCGTGGAAGTTAAGCCGTAAGCTCTTTCCCAGCACCCACAAGCACTGTGCAAAAAATGCACGGTGCTTTTTTCATGCCGTTTTAGCTCATGTTGGCAGAGCAGTGGTCTCCAAAACCACAGGTCGCTGGTTCGATTCCAGTAAACGGTGCCATCATTTTCATGCAAAGGAGGAACCCAGCCCACCATGCCGCGGACGCGAAAACAGACAGCCCCGGCAAGGCTGGGGCGTCAGACGCCCACCGCTGCCGTGGTGCTGCCCTACACCAAAACCTTCGGCCAGGACGCCATCGACCTGTACAACTCCACCGGGCGCATCGCCCAGCAGTGGCAGGAGCTGCTGCTGTATGACATCCTTGCCCGCAACGAGGAGGATCTGTGGGTGCATACCAAGTTCGGCTATGCCGTGCCCCGCCGCAACGGCAAGAACGAGATCGCCGCCATCCGGGAGCTGTACGGCCTGCAGCAGGGCGAGAGCATCCTGCACACCGCCCACCGCACCACCACCTCCCGGGCCGCCTGGGAGCGGTTGTGCCACCTGCTGGACAAGGCCAAGATCCCCTATAAATCCATTCAGGCCGTGGGCCGGGAGCACATCCAGCTGGAAGAGGGCGAGGGCCGCATCGAGTTCCGCACCCGCTCCTCCAAGGGCGGCCTGGGCGAGGGCTTTGACCTGCTGGTCATCGACGAGGCCCAGGAGTACACCGACGATCAGGCCAGTGCCCTGAAGTATGTGGTCACTGACAGCGAGAACCCGCAGACCCTGTTCTGCGGCACCCCGCCCACGCCGGTGTCCTCCGGCACGGTGTTCCTCAAAATGCGCAACGCCGCCCTGCGGGGCGACACGCAGAACACCGGCTGGGCCGAGTGGAGCGTGGAGCAGCAGACCGACCCCCACGACGTGGAGGCCTGGTATCAGACGAACCCCAGCCTCGGCACCATCTTCACCGAGCGCAGTGTGGCGGATGAGATCGGCGATGACCCCATCGACTTCAACATCCAGCGTCTGGGGCTGTGGCTTCGGTACAACCTCAAATCGGCCATCAGCCGGGCAGAGTGGGACGAACTGAAAACCGACACCCTGCCCAAGCTCACCGGCAAGCTGTATGCCGGCATCAAGTTCAGCACCGACGGCACCAGCTGTGCGCTGGCCGTTGCGTGCCGCACCAAAGACAACGCTATCTTCGTGGAAGCCATCGGCTGCCATCCTACCCGGGACGGCAGCGGGTGGCTTCTTGATTTTCTATCCAAAGCCGACCTAGCCGCCGTGGCGGTGGACGGGGCCAGCGGGCAGCAGCTTCTGGCCGACGCCATGAAGGCCGCCCACCTCAGGTCCCCCGTGCTGCCCACGGTCAAGCAGGTCATCACCGCCAACGCCGCCTTCGAGCAGGCCCTTTTTGCGCAAGCCCTGTGCCATGCCGGCCAGCCCGGCCTTGCGCAGGCTGCTTCCAACTGCGAAAAGCGGGCCATCGGCTCCAACGGCGGCTTCGGTTACCGCTCTCTGACCGAGGGCGGCCACATCGAGCTGCTGGACAGCGTGATCCTGGCCCACTGGCAGTGCGCCGAGGGCAAGGGCAAGCGCCGGCAGCGCATCCGCTATTAACAGGCCACCCGGGCCTGTTTTTTTGTTGCCATAAAGGAGGGTATTCCATGGCAGAAGCATTTGAACCCATCACCACGCAGGAGGCGTTTGAGGCCGCTGTCGCTGACAGGCTGGCCCCTTACGCCGACTACAACGACCTCAAGGCCCAGAACGAGGCCCTCGCCGGGCAGGTGGCGGAGCTGAACACCCGCTGCCAGACCTACGAGACGGACGCGCTCAAGACCCGCGTTGCCCATGAGGTGGGCCTGCCGTTCGACCTGGCGGGCCGCCTGACCGGCTCCAAGGAGGAGGACATCCGCAAGGACGCCCAGAACCTGCTGCAGCTGATTAAGCCCAAGACCCCGCCCGCACCCCTGCGCGGCGACCCCGACCCCAGCGGCAGCGGCAAAAAGGCCGCCTGGCGCAGTTTCGCAAACCAGCTGATGAACAACGAGTAAAGGAGAACACATCATGGCAGATATTCTGAGCAAAGGCTCCCTGTTCCCGGAGGAGCTGATCCCCGGCTTTATCCAGAAAACCACCGGCGCGTCCGCGCTGGCCAAGCTCTGCGGCGCAACGCCCATCGCCTTCAACGGCCAGAAGGAATTCACCTTCACGCTGGACAAGGAAGTGGACATCGTGGCAGAAAACGGTGCCAAGGGCAAGGGCGGCATGACCGTGGAGCCCATCACCATCGTGCCCATCAAGATCGAGTATGGTGCACGCGTGTCCGACGAGTTCCTGTACGCTTCCGAGGACGCCCAGATGGACGTTCTGAGCGCCTTTGCGGACGGCTTTGCCAAGAAGGTGGCCAAGGGTCTGGACCTCATGGCCTTCCACGGCATCAACCCCCGCACCGGCTCTGCGTCCGGCGTCATCGGCACCAACCACTTTGACAGCAAGGTCACCCAGGCCGTGACCATTGACGCCTCCGACAAGCCCGACACCAACGTGGAGGCCGCCATCGCCCTGGTGCAGGGCGCGGAGCGGGACGTTACCGGCATGGTGCTGGCCCCCAGCTTCAAGAGCGCTCTGGCGGCCCAGACCACTACCGACGGTGCCAAGCTGTACCCGCAGCTGGCCTGGGGCGCAAACCCCGGCGAGGTGAACGGCCTGCGGGTGGAATCCACCTCCAACCTGTCCGCCGGTTCCAGCCTGGACCGTGCGCTGGTGGGCGACTTCACCAACTGCTTCAAGTGGGGCTACGCCAAGGAGATGCCCATTGAGGTGATCCAGTACGGCAACCCCGACAACGACGCGGATCTGGGTGACCTGAAGGGCCACAACCAGGTGTACCTGCGCGGCGAGGCCTACATCGGCTGGGGCATCCTGGATCCGTCCGCATTCGCCCACATCAAGGCCAACGCCTAAGGAGGACACGCCATGCTGTACCGCAACAAGCGCACCGGCGCTGTGATCGAGACGCCCTGCCGCGTTTCCGGCGGGGACTGGGAGCCCGTCAAGGCAGAAAAGGCGGCCAAACCCAAGGCTGCCGCCAAGGAGAAACCGGAGGCTGCTGAATGAGCTACGCCACCGTGGAGGACATGACCGCTCTGTGGCGTCCCATGACCGCCGCCGAGCAGGCCCGGGCGTCCCCTCTGTTGGAGGTGGTGTCCGCCAGCCTGAATGTGGAAGCCGCCAGGGTGGGCAAAGACCTGCCCGCCCTCACCGCTGCAGACGAAGCCCTGGCCCTGGTGGCCAAGAGCGTCACCGTGGACGTGGTGGCCCGCACCCTGATGACCAGCACGAACCAGGAACCTCTGACCCAGTTCACCCAGGCCGCAGGCGGCTACTCGGCGTCCGGGTCCTTTCTGGTGCCCGGCGGCGGCCTGTTCATCAAAAAATCGGAGCTGGCCCGGCTGGGCCTGCGCCGTCAGCGGATGGGAGTGATCGAACCCTATGGCTCTGATTAAGGGCATCCCCGTCATCCTCTATGAGCGCACCCAGACCGGCGAGGATGCTTTTCACGCCCCGGTTTACACCGAAACACCGGTCACGGTGGAAAATGTGCTCATCACGCCGGTGGACAATGCCGCCGTGGTCACCGACCTGCAGCTTACGGGCCGCCGGGTGGCCTACGAGCTGTGCATCCCGAAAGGCGACGCTCACCGCTGGGAGGGCTGCACCGTGGAATTTTTTGGCCAGAAATGGCGAGTGTACGGCGGTGCCTCCCAGTACATCGAGGCGCTTGTGCCTCTGGCCTGGAACAAGAAAGTGCAGGTGGAACGGATTGAGTAAGCTGCGCGTGGAACTGAACAGCGCCGGCGTTCGTGCTCTGATGCGCTCCCCGGAGATGCAGGCCGTGCTGAAAGCGCGGGCCGACACCGTGAAAGACCGATGCGGCGACGGGTACGAGGCCTATGTGGCCGCCACCCGCGCCGTGGCCGTGGTGGAGACCGCCACCCCGCAGGCCGTTGATGACAACTCTGCCCACAACACCCTGCTCAAAGCAACCTCGACTGCACATGGCATTGAGGGCGTGCATCACCACAAGCGCCTGAAAGACTGCCGTGCCATCCGCTACAGGAGGAAAAGATGATCGAAGAAACCATCCGCAGCTTTCTGGCCGAGCGGCTGGACGTGCCGGTGCGGCTGAGCGTGCCAACACCGGCCCCCGCCCGCTTCGTGGTGGTGGAAAAGACCGGCTCCGGCTATGAGGACGGCATCTATAGCGCCACCATCGCGGTGCAGTCCTACGGGCCCGCCGCCACCAGCCACGACGGCACCCTGGATGCGGCCAAGCTCAACGAGCTTGTCAAGGCCGCCATGCAGGACGCCGACAACCTGCCGCAGCTTGTGCGCTGCGACCTTTATTCCGACTACAATTTCCCCGACACCACCCGCAAGCGGCCCCGCTATCAGGCCGTTTTCGGCGTGGTGCATTACTGATTGAAAGGAGCCTTTTTTATGGCAGATGCAAAGAACGTGACCGCTGCAAAGCCCAAGGTGGGCGGTGCCGTCTGGCGTGCCCCGCTGGGCACCACCCTGCCCACCGACGCCAAGACCGCGCTGGACAAGGCATTCAAGAGCCTGGGCTATATCTCCAGCGACGGTCTGACCAACTCCAACTCGCCCTCCAGCGAGAACACCACCGCTTGGGGCGGCGACACCGTGCTGACCCAGCAGACCGAGAAGCCGGACACCTTCGCTTTCACCCTGCTGGAATCCCTGAACCCTGACGTGCTGAAGGCCGTGTACGGTGACGACAACGTCACCGGCGACCTGACCACCGGCATCACGGTCAAGGCCAACTCCAAAGAACAGAAGGACTGCTGCTGGGTGGTGGAGATGATCATGAAGGACGATGTGAACAAGCGCATCGTCATCCCGGACGCCGCCGTCACCTCGGTGGGCGACATCACCTATTCCAACGGTGCCGTGGGCTACAACACCACCCTGACCGCCGTGCCGGACACTTCCGGCAACACCCACTACGAGTACATCACCGCCAAGGGCGCATAAGGAGGAAAACACATGATCACTGTGAAGATGAAGGACGGGTTTGAAATCGAAGTCAACCCCACTTTTGTGAAGGATTCTGAGCAGCTGGAGGAACTCGCAAACAAGGACCAGCTTTCCGGTTTGTTCTACTCGTGCAACTGTCTGCTGACCGCAGAGAACAAGAAGCGCCTGTACGACCATCTGCGCGACGAGAACGGCATTGTTCCTGTCGATGACCTGAGCAATGCCGTGAACGAGCTGATTACCAGCTGCCCTGCCGGAAAAAACTCTGCATCCTCGCCGAACTGATCGCATCGGACGAGGACGCCCTGATCTGCGATTTTGCCCAGTATTACCATGTACTGGACTGGCGCGCGCTGCCGCTGCGTCTGGCCGCCACACTGGCCGCAGGCCTTCCAGAAACAAGCCGCAGCCTGCGCAAGGCGGCAGGCCGCACGGTGGACTTTGAGACGGAGCTGCTGGCCTATGCCGCCGACCGCCTGACCCAGGTGCTCTGGTGGCTGCACAGCGACACGTCCAAGCCGCCCTCCGTGCTGGCCGACCTGCGCGGCGAGGCGGACACCAGCAACGTGCAGTGCTACGCCAGCGCAGAAGAATTTGACGCCGCCCTTGCGGCGCTGAAAGGAGGTTGACACCATGGCGGACGGAACCGAACTGGGCAAGGCGTATGTCCAGATCGTGCCCTCGGCGCAGGGCATCACCGGCAGCATTTCCAGCGTCCTGAACGGCGAAGCCGCCAGTGCAGGCGACAGCGCGGGCCAGACGGTCGGCGAGAACCTCGCTGGATCCATGAAGAAAGCCCTTGCCGCCTCCGGGGTGGACAAGACCGTTTCCGGTGCGCTGGATGCGTCCGGCGTCCTGAAGAAAAACGCCAGTGGGGTCCAGCAGGTACAGGAATCCCTGTCCGGCGCGATCGCAAAGGCCGTCATGCTGACCTCTGCCATCCAGACCGCCGCCGCAAAGGTCAAGGACCTTGCCAGCAGCTTCATCCGGTCCGGCGTGCAGTACAACGCCCAGATCGAGACCTACCGCACCGCCCTGACCAACATGCTGGGCGATGCGGAAAAGGCCAGCGCCATGCTGGACAGCATCAAGCAGGACGCCGCCCGCACCCCGTTCAGCACGGACGCGCTGGTGGAAGCCAACCAGTACCTGCTGAGTGCAGGTGAGAACGCCGAGTACAGTCAGAAAACCATCCTCGCCCTGGGCGATGCCATCAAGGCCACCGGCGGCGGCGACGCCGAACTGAGCCGCATGGCGCAGAACCTGCAGCAGGTGGCCAATGTCGGCAAGGCCAGCGCGGTGGACATCAAGCAGTTTGCGTTTGCGGGCATCAACATCTATCAGGTGCTGGCCGACTACACCGGCAAGTCGGTGCAGGAAGTCCAGAACATGACCGTCACCTATGACGTGCTGACGCAGGCGCTGCAGGCTGCAGCCGAAGAGGGCGGGCGCTACTACGGCAGCATGGAGACCCAGAGCGAGACCCTCTCCGGCCGCATCACCACCCTGCAGGACAATGCCAAGCAGCTGGCCGGTGAGCTTTCCACCGGGCTTTCCAGCGCTTACGGCACCGTGGTGGAAAAGGCCAACGAGTGGGTCACTTCCATCCTGAGCGATGATGAAAAGCTGCAGCAGCTCAACACTACCGTGACCGTTGTCACGGCGGTCATCGCTGCAGGCACCAGCGGATTTATCGCCTACCGCACGGCCATGGCCATCTCCGGCGTCATCAGCGCAGTGCGCAATGCCACTGAGGGCATGACTATTGCGCAGGCGGCTCTGAACGCGGTCATGGCAGCCAATCCCGTCGCCATCGTGGTGACGGCTCTGGCTGCCCTTGCGGGCGGTCTGGCAACGGCCTATGCCGCAAACGAGGACTTCCGGGAGGGCTGGAACAGCGCGTGGAGTTCCATCAAGGACTGGTTTTCCTCGGTGGCAGACTATATCCTCGACAAGCTGAATGTGATCATGGCCGTAGCCAACGGCGTCGGAAATGCGATCGCCGCACTTGGCCGCCTGGAAAGCCCTGTGGACGCCTACAACGCTGCCTATCATCAGACCCGACAGAACTACGCAGACAACAAGACCCAGCAGCGGCAGAAGGACGGCGGCCATGCACGGCGCACCTCCAACGGCGGTATGTGGTCGGATAAGCTCCCGAACACGGCCAGCAACGCGGTCATCAGCAGCATTGCGCCTTCTACCGGCGGCACCACGAGCAAGAAGAAAGCCACCTCCGCAAAGTCCGCCACCGAGACCCTGCTGTGGTCCCTGCAAGACGTCGGCACCAGCGTTTCTCAGAATGCTCTGGGCAAGGTCACGACCCAAACAGTGGAGCTGACCGAGCACCTGAAAAAAGGCTCTGAAGAGTACAACCGCCTGACCAAGACCGTGACCGAATCCGGTAAGGAAATGGTCAACGGTGTGGCCAAGAACTACAAGACCGTCACCAAGTATGTGACCGAAAACGGCAAGACCACCGCCCAGACCCAGAAGGTCTACGAGGAAATTGCCGCCACTGTAGCCAAGACCGTTACGTCTACAACGGATTCCGTGGTCAACGGCATTGCCACCAGCACCAAGACCATCACCGAGACCCTGACCGACAAAACCACGACCCAGAAACAGGTCATCACCGAGACCTACAACGACATCGTGGACGGGGCGCTGGTCACGGTGGAGCGGGTCAAGACCATTGCCGCCGATGGTGTCCCGCAGATCACCGAGGAGATCAAGAAAGCCTCTGCCAACAGCTTTGACGGCCTCGTCAAGGGCTGGCAGGACGAGGCCGACAAGGGCGTGGTGGGTACCTTCAGCACGCTGGTGACTGCTGTGAAGAAGCAGGACTGGCAGTCTGTCGGCGAATGGGTGCTGTCCACCCTGTACAACGGCCTTGCCCCGCAGGCAAAGCAGCTCATTGACGACTTCGGCAAGAACCTGATCCAGCAGGTCAACGGCTTGCTGGGCAAGGGCGTCAGTGCCGTCTCCAACGGCCTGTGGGATATGGGCGGCGACCTTGCCAAGGGCCTGACCAGCGGTTTTGCGGACGTGATCACGCAGGCGCAGGGCCTTGGCTCCACCCTCACCGGCATCTTTCAGGGGCTGAAAGGCCCGCTCACTGCGGCTGCCGCTGCCATCAGCACCGGCCTGAAGGGCGGACTGATCTCCAGCTTCCCGGAGATTCTGGCCTCCATGGGCACCCTGATCGGCTCCATCGGCAGCGCCTTTGTGGGGATGCTGGAAGCCGTCGCGGCGGCACTGTTTCCCACCGGATTCGGTGCCCCGCAGGCCCTGCTCATGATCGCGGCAGGCGTGGCCCTGACCGCCGCCATTGCGGCCATCGTGGCCGGCATCGGCGGCGCGTTCAAGCGCAAGACCACCCCCGGCATCTCCGGCGGCACTTCCGGCAGCAGCACGACCTCCACGGCATCCGGCTCCCTGTGGGATTACGAGAAGCGCGCCCCGCTGCCGCAGCGCACCCAGCGGCCCAACATCGAGGTCAACCAGTACATTTACAGCAAAGCGCAGACGGCTGCCGACCTGATGCGCGAGGCACAGTACGAACAGGAAAGGGCGGTGCTGCAGGGTGTTTGACGCGATCTTCAAGGCCAGCAACGGCCTGACCTTTTCCTTTGGCTACAAGGCGGGCGTGTTGTGGAGCATCACCCCGCTGGGTGACCTGCCCGTGGATCTGGAGACCAGCCAGGGTTACCAGCAAGTGGGTGCCACCGTGGAGAGCCGGAGCATTTCCGGCGTCACCCGCACCGTCACCGGGCGCATCCTGCGCAATCAGGACTACTGCAAGCGACAATTGCGGGACACCTTTGCCCCCGGCGTCACCGGTCGGCTCACCCTTGCCGGAAAATACTGGTGCGACGCCGAGGTGCAGCGCTGCCCGGACATCAGCGTGCTGGGCCTGTGGCCCACGTTCAGTTTCCAGCTCTACTGCCCGGACCCTTACTGGCACAGCGTGAAGGAGCTCACCGTCTCGACCTTGAGCGTAACACCCACCTTCCGCCTGCCGGTGTGCTACGATGTGCACAGCTACGGCAGGCGGGAACAGGCCAACTATTTGCGTATCGCCAACACCGGGCTGGCCACCCAGGACTGGTCCCTGACGCTGGAAGCCCGCGGCCCGGTGGTCAACCCCGGCGTCAAGGATCCGGAGACCGGCGAGTTCCTGCGCTTTGTCACCACCCTGCAGGACGGCGACAAGCTCCGGCTGTACCGCGAGAGCGGCCAGCTGAAACTGGAACAGATCATCGACGGCACCGGCTACAACATCATGTCCACGCTGGACGGGAGCAGCACCCTGTGGACTTTGCGCCACGGGACGCAGGCATGGCAGCGCACAGCGGATTCCGGCACGGAATGGCTGTTCCTGACCCTGACCTGCAGCACGGCGTTCTCCACCGTGGTGCTGGAAACGGAGGCGAAAAATGGCTGAACAGACAAGCGCCCTGACCGCAGGCGGGCACAAGAGCATCTGCGTCTATGACGGCCAGCTGAACCTGCTGGCCCGGCTGGAAAGCTGGGTGTCGCTGGTCTGGCCGGAGCGCTACAACGTGTACAGCAGGGTGCAGGGTGCGCAGCTGGAGCTGCACGCCTCCACCGACCTGCAGGCGCTGTGCCGCCCGGACCGGTACCTCTGGCTCACCGGCTCCGACCGCATCATGCGCATCTGCTCGGCGCAGACCGACCGCTCCGAACACAAGCTCGTGATCTCGGCCAGGGACGCCGCCTGCATCCTGGACGAGCGCATCAGCACCCAGACCCTGAGCGGCTTTGCGGTGGAAAGCACCCTGCGCAGCCTTGTGTCCGGTGCGGCTGCATGGCCGGGGCTGGAGCTGGGCGTGCTTGCAGATCTTGCCGACGCCTACACCGGCGAGGTAAAGCCCGGCAGCCTGCTCAGCATCGCCGAACAGGTGTGCCAGGAGCTGGACATCGGGTTCCGGGTGCGGTTCGACCAGCAGGCCAAGAAGCTGCTGTTTGAGCTGTACCGGCCCAAGCTGGACCCCAACGCCCGGTATGCGCCCCAGTACGGCAACCTGACCGGCCTGACCTACACTGAGAGCATCACCGACTACAAGAACATCGTGACCGTGGCGGGCGCGGACGGCACCGTCACCGTGGGTGCCACCGGCAACACCGGCTCTGCCCGGCGGGAACTGTATCTGGACGCCACCTCTAAAAAGAAGAAGGACGGCCAGAGCCAGGAGGAATATCTGGCCGCCCTGCGGGCGCTGGGCGAGCAGGAACTCGCCAAGCACACCCGCATCGAAAACTTCCGCTTCACGCCAACGGGAAGCGTCACGGTGGGCAAGGTGGTGGCCGCCAGCCTGCCCGGCACCGATATTCAGGCGGCGGCCCGCATTACCAGCGTGACCCTGAGTTCCCAGAAGGGCGAAAACACGGTCACTACCGAGATCGGCACACCGATCCTCAGGAGGAAACAATGAGCATTATCACTTACCCGCTGAACGGCGTGACCTACGACGCCGAGGACGTGAGCACCTATCTGTGCACCCGCACCTCCGGCGTCTACTCTAAGGACACGAACTACGCCGTCAGCGTCACCGGCGCGCGGCAGATCACCGTGGCCCCCGGCCTTGCGTGGGTCAACTACGACGACTTCAAGGGCGTCTCCGCCTGCAGCCGGGAAGCGGTCGCCCTGACCATCCCGGACGCCGACAGCACCCTTTCCCGCATCGACCGGGTGGTGCTGCAGTTCGACACTGCCGCGAACCTGACGGCGGTCAAGCTCAAGACCGGCACCCCTGCCGCCGCCCCGGAGCCGCCCGCCATCCTGCAGAACCACAACCAGTACGAGCTGGGCCTGTGCACGATCTCTGTCCCGGCGGGGTCGGCGGCGGTCACCTCCGCAGACATCACCGACACCCGCACCGATGAGGCCGTCTGCGGCCTCATGCGGGACGGCGTCACCGGCATCCCCACCGAGACACTGCTGGCCCAGTACACCGCCATCCTCACCGCCATGCAGCAGAGCGGCAACGCCCAGCTGCAGCAGCTTGCGGAGAGCATCAAGGCGGTGGATTCCGGCAGCTTCTACACCAAAGAGCAGGCCGACGCCAAGTTCGGCACGCCTTACAGCCTGCCGCCCGCTACGGCGGACCAGCTGGGCGGCGTGAAAGTGGGCGAAGCGCTGGACATCGCCCCGGACGGCACCCTCAGCGCCAAAACGCTCAATGACAAGATCGCTGCCGCCGTGGCGGTAAAGTCGGAGCCCCGGCTGGTGTGGAACACCTATGCGAAGTCTCCTGAAAGATTCAAAACTTGGGATGTTCAGATTCCAGGCAATGTTGATAAGATATGCATTACCAAAGGCAAGTTCAGCAGCTACGGTAATAGCACTGAAAAAAGCATTGCACGCGGTGGCACGACAATTTATAACTGTAACGACGATTTTACAATCACATTCCAAACAAACGGCATCCTTCATGTTGCTTGTTTATCCAAAACACTGTTCCCTCTGGAACTCTGGATTGACGGCTACCACTACCCCACCTTGGCAGAGCTGGTGGCGGAGACCCAGGCCGCGCAGGCGGACACGGACGCCCTGGCGGTAGATCAGGAATACCGCGTCGCCATGCTGGAACTGGGGCTGACCGACGACACCACCACTGACACCACCACATAAGGAGGTAAACCTATGTTGTATCGTACCTGTAAACGCCTGATCGAGCGCGGCCAGACCGCTGGCCTTGCGGAAAAAATTGATGTTTTTTACGCCCTCGGCCGCATCACCGAGGCCGAGTACAAAGAGCTGACCGAGCTGCTGGAGACCAAGACCGGCAGCAAGAGCGAGGAGTGAACCTATGGCAATCAAAGAGTACAGTCTTGCCAAAGACGGCGCTAAACAGCTGTCCCCGGCCTTTAAGGTGCGGGAGTTCCGGTGCCGCGACGGCAGCGACGCCATCATGATCGACCAGACCCTCGTGGTGCTGCTGCAGGCCATCCGGGAGCATTTTAACAAGCCCATCACGATCACCAGCGGCTACCGCACCGGAACCCACAACACCGCCGTCGGCGGCTCCAAATCCAGCCAGCACCTGCTGGGCAAGGCAGCGGACATCCAGGTGGCGGGCACCACCGTGGAGGCCGTGGCCGCATACGCCGAGAGCCTGATGCCGGACTGGGGTGGTGTGGGCCGCTACCCGGTCAAGGCAGGCCGCGCCAAGGGCTGGGTGCATGTGGACACCCGCGCCAAAAAGAGCAGATGGACGCAGTAAGGGGGTGATACCAATGGAGAGCATCATCTCAGCTATCCTTGCCGGTGCCGTGACCCTGATCGGGGTGCTGATCGCCAACAGCCGCAGTCAGGCCGTGACCGACACCAAGCTGGAAGAGCTGACCCGCGAGGTGCGGGAGCACAACAATTTTGCCCGCCGCGTCCCCATTTTGGAAGAGCAGATGAAGGTGGTCAACCACCGCCTCGCTGATTTAGAAGCAGACGAACACGAAAGAGAAAGGAACTAACTATGAACGCAAAGACCTACAACGCACCAACCATCTCCGCCGGTACCATCGCACGCACCGCCTGCCTGCTGCTGGCCTTGACCAACCAGATTCTGTCAGCCTGCGGCAAGCCCGTGCTGCCCATCGAGAGCGCCACCGTGGAGCAGCTGGTCACCGCTGGCATCACCACGGTGGCCGCGCTGATTGCCTGGTGGAAGAACAACAGCTTCACCACCGCCGCAATCCAGGCGGACAAGTACCTGGAGGACAAGAAGAGCCAGATCGGCAAGTAAGCCAGCCGCACTACTTAGCCGCCCCGGCGGCAGGCCGAAAGGCCGCATAGCATGAAAACAGCCCCGTGGTTCCGGTGATTCCGGTTCCACGGGGCTGTTTTTGCAT